ATGCTGCTTACAGATCTGTTGTAGTTGTTGCTAACTTGTTAGAACTACAATCGTAATAGGAGAATAGGAGATAAATTATGGCTATATCACGATCACAACTAGTTAAAGAACTAGAGCCAGGATTGAATGCACTATTCGGCCTGGAATATAAAAGGTATGAAAATCAGCATGCTGAAATTTATGCCACTGAGTCATCTGACAGAGCTTTTGAAGAAGAAGTTATGTTATCTGGCTTTGCAAACGCACAAGTGAAAGGTGAAGGTGCAGGCGTTTCTTATGACGAAGCACAAGAAACTTTCACAGCTCGTTACACTCACGAGACTGTAGCTTTAGCGTTCGCGATCACTGAAGAAGCGATCGAGGACAATTTGTATGATAGAATTTCTTCTAGATATACAAAAGCTTTAGCTAGATCTATGAGTAATGCGAAACAAGTAAAAGCAGTTGAGCCTTTGATAAATGGTCTGCCTGGAACGGCTACATTTAAATCTGGTGACGGTGTTGCACTATTTAGTACAGCTCACCCAACAGTTGCTGGTACTTTCGCAAACACTTTGCAAACTCAAGCTGACCTTAACGAAACATCATTGGAGCAGTCTTTAATTGACATCGCTGCAATGACTGACGAAAGAGGTTTAAGAATTGCTGCAAGAGGAGTAAAAATGATTATTCCTTCTGAACTTCAATTCACAGCTGAAAGATTGATGAAGTCTCAAGGTAGAGTAGGAACAGCTGACAATGACGTTAACGCAATCGTATCTATGGGTATGATTCCACAAGGATACAGAGTTAATAACTACTTAACTGACTCTGATGCGTTCTACATCATTACAGACGTACCAAATGGTATGAAAATGTTCCAAAGAGCAGCTCTAACTACTGGAATGGAAGGTGACTTCGATACTGGTAACGTAAGATACAAAGCAAGAGAGAGATACTCTTTTGGTGTATCTGACCCTAGAGGTATCTTTGGCGTACAAGGTGCGTAATTAACCTTTTTTATGGGGCCGCCTTAAAACGGCCCCATTTACAAAATATAATGGTGAGATTCATGACAAAATTCATAGTAAAAATATATGCTTACGATCACTACGGTCAATTTACCGTAGAATCAAAAGATGACCCGATTTCCCTTGAACAAGCTATAGTTGACAAACTAGGAGAAAATAGTATAGTTTGGGAATTTGTTGGAGAAAAAATGTATGACTCCAATAAATATAGAATAACCTATGAGGAGGTTATAAATGATGATGCAACAACATCTAGAGGATCTATACAAACAGAAAAAAGTATTGGATCTACAATGGGAGCAGGAGCATCTTAACGAGGGTAGATATACTCTCAATATGGTTAGAATTGACCATAAGGTTAAAGAAGTAATTAACCACATCAAAATGGCTGAAGCTAAAAAAGCTCATTTTGAAAATAAAGTTAATGAAATTGCTCCCCAAGTTTCAGTAGCTACTTAATAAAAAGCTACATTGTTGGATAAATCCACTCCGAACTGTGAGCCCTCTTGCACTCTACTAAAAACTAGTATATATAATAATCACTATACAAAATAAATTGATATGGACGAGTATAGTCGATTGGCCTAACAACTATATCAATACAATTAGGAGGATAAAACTATGGCAACAACTACATTCCAAGGTGTCGTTAGATCAAATGGCGGCGCTGGAAAAGGCAACTCAACACCAAGTGTTGTAGCAATGTCTGAAGTAATCTCTTTTAACGCTGCAGGTTCAAACGTAGCAGTTAGAATTGGTACATCAGCAACAGCAGGTAACACTTTTAAATTACCAGTAGGAGCAATTCCAATTTCATTTTCAGTAGTAGCAGCATCAGCAGGTGCAGGTTCTACTTGTGACATTGGTTCAACAGCTGACCCAGATGGTTTCTTTAATGAAATTGCATCAGTAACTAAAGGAACTCTTAAAGGAGCAGATGGTGCTTTAGTAGTACCAGCAGGTATTACTGCAATCACTGAAGTTACTGCTTCAGCAGGAGCAACTCCAGGTACTGGAACTGTTACAGGTGTATTTACTTACACAGTAGCTGACTCTGGCGCAGAGAGTAACTAATAAATAATTTAGTGTGGGGCTTCGGCCCCACATAAAAATTTAAGGAGAAAAATATGGCATCAAAAGGCGATATACAAGCTACAAGATCAACTGCAGCAGCAGGTGCTGGTGCAATTGTTGCACAACCAATAAGATTAAGAGGTATTATAATTGCTTCTGATGGTGTTGGTGCAGGTGTTTTAGAACTTACAACAACTTCAAATTCTGGAACTACATTATTCATTGGTGATGTTCCAACTGGAGATGTAATTAATTTATCTTTTCCAGAAGATGGAATTTTATTTCCAAAAGGTATTTATTGTAAAACTAAAACTAACGTTGCAGCTTATACATTATTGACAGATAAGTATTCTGGTCCAGGCTTAACAGCTAACTAGGAGTCTAAATGGCTAACACTACTTCGGGTACAACTACATTCGATAAAACTTTTTCTATTGATGAAATTATAGAAGAAGCTTACGAACGACTTGGTATACAAGGAGTTTCTGGTAATCAATTAAGACTAGCTAGAAGATCTTTAAATATTATGCTTCAGGAATGGGGCAATAGAGGTATTCACTATTGGGAAATAGCAGATACAAATATTGATCTTGTTCAAGGACAAGCTGAATATGATTTTTACAGAGCAAGTTCCGATGGTACAAGTGCCACTACAACTCCAACAAATGGCATTTATGGAATGTCAGATATTTTAGAAGCTCAATTAAGACAAAATTATAATACTACTACTCAATCAGATTCTCCAATGGTTAAAGTAGATAGATCTACTTATGCTGGTTTTTCAAATAAACTTTCTCAAGGAACTCCTAATCAATATTGGGTTGAAAGATTTATTGATAAAGTAACAGTACATATTTATCCAACACCTGATGCAACAACTGCTGCATATTATATGCATATGTATTATATCAATAGAATTCAAGATGTTGGTGATTATACAAATGCAACTGATGTACCATTTAGATTTGTACCTTGTATGGTAGCAGGATTATCTTATTATCTAGCTATGAAATTTAATCCACAATTAATTCAACCAATGAAACTTGTTTATGAAGATGAGTTTCAAAGAGCTTTACAAGCGGATGGATCTGCATCAAGCACTTTCATTACTCCTAAAGCTTATTACCCAGGAGTTTAATGTCAAAATTTGCAACAGGTAAACATGCAATAGCAATATCAGATAGATCAGGTGCTCAATTTCCATACAGAGAAATGGTCAAAGAATGGAATGGTTCTTTAGTTCATTACACAGAGTATGATCCTAAACAACCACAACTTGAACCTAAACCTGTTTCAGCAGATGGTGTTGCATTATTAAATGTTAGACCTGCAAGAACAGAACCAGCAACTACAGTTAGTATACCTGATAATGGTTTTGAAACTTATCAAGCCGGATCAGGAATTATAAATGTATATTCTCCAGGTCATGGTTTAACTGATTCAACAATTTATGTTTTTAGAGGACCAACAACAATAGGGGGTAATTATGCAAACCCTAGTGACTTTGATGGAATTACAGGAGCAAACATTGCAAATCCATCTGGATATACGATTAGAACAGGTCAATTTATTAGTGGTGCAAGAGATGCATCTACTGATTATTTAGCTACTAATTTTTTCTATTTTACAGTTAATACAGATACTGCTACAATTGGAAATATAAAAGGAGGAGGTTACGGATGCTCCGTGGGCCCTGTAACAATATCACCATGATAAGAAAAATTAAAAATTTCATTTGTTCATTATTTAATATTAAGCAATGTGCTTGTCCTGAAGAAGATGAACATTTAACTTTATACGTAACACCATCACAACACTGTGATGAACATCCTAAATATAAACATCGTTGTTTAAAATGTCAGGAGGCAGTTAACTAATGGCTGGATTTACTTACGCAAGTTTAACTACTGCAATTCAAAATTATACTGAAGTAGATAGTAATGTTTTAACTTCTACAATTACAGATGAGTTTATTGAAAATGCAGAATTTAGAATTTTAAGAGATGTACCTATTGATGCATATAAAAAACAATCTATTGGTAATTTAGTTACTGGTCAAACAACTATAAACGTTCCAGCTAAAACTTTATTTGTAAAAGGTGTACAAGTTTATGATTCTACTTCTGTTTCTACAGGTTCTAATACTTGGTTAGAGAAAAAAGATGAAACTTATTTACAAGAATATATTCCAGCAGAAACATCAACTGGTATGCCAAAATACTATGCTATGTTTGGTGGAGCAACTGGTGTTTCGGATACTACTTCAGGAAGATTGTTTCTAGCGCCTGCACCTGATAACACTTATGTATTTAAAATCCATTATGAAGCTATTCCAGATGGGTTATCCAGCTCAAATACTACAACTTATATTAGTCAATACTTTCCTAATGGCTTATTATATGCTTGTCTAGTAGAAGCATATGGATATTTAAAAGGTCCAATGGATATGTTGACATTATATGAAAATAAGTATACACAGGAAGTACAAAAGTTTGCTGGAGAGCAACTTGGTAGACGTAAAAGGGATGACTACACAGATGGTACTGTACGTATTCCAGTTCCTTCACCGTCACCGTAAATTAGGAGAAAAAAATTATGGCAATAAGTTCGGCAATTTGTAACAGTTTCAAACAAGAGATTTTAGTTGGAACTCACAATTTCACAGCATCGACTGGTGATACATTTAAAATCGCATTGTTTACAAGCTCTGCAACTTTAGGAGCTTCAACAACTGCTTATTCATCTTTGAATGAAACAACTAATGACGCAGGAACTGCTTACACAGCAGGTGGTGAAAATTTAACAAGTGTAACTCCTGTTTTAGATTCTTCAACTGCAGTATGTGATTTTGATAATGTATCTTGGACTTCTGCAACATTTACTGCAAACGGTGCTTTAATTTATAATTCATCAAAATCTAACAAAGCTGTTTGTGCAATCGCTTTTGGTGGCGATAAAACTGCAACGAACGGAACTTTCACAGTTCAATTTCCAACAGCAGACGCGAGCAACGCAATTATCAGAATAGCATAGGAGTAAATTATGGCTGACGTTACAGTTAACGTAACGGGTCTTCAGGCCATCGTTAATCCAACAACTTGGAATGCCTCAAAAGTAAATTGGGGTGAAGGCTCATGGGATATTGGTGGAGCTGTTGATCAAAACATTTTACAAGGTTGGGGACATGTCAATTGGGGTCAAGCTGATTGGGGTGATTCAGATACTTACGAAACAGGTTGGGGTAGAGATACTTGGGGATCACAAGTTTGGGGTGGTACTTATAATGTCACTGTTAATGTTTCTGGTGTACAGTCTTCAACTGCAATAGGTACAGTAAATACTATTGCTAATGCAGATGTATTACCATCTGGTATAGAAGCAACTTTTGATATTGGTTCACCTACAATTTCTGGAACAGCTAATTTATCTTTAACAGGTATTGAAGCTACAACTTCTTTAGGAACAGTTGTAACAAATGCAAATGCAGATGTATTACCTACAGGACAAGGAGCTAATTCTTCAATAGGTTCAGTAACAGTTACAGCAAATGCTGATGTAGCTATTACAGGAGAAGAAGCTACAACTTCTTTAGGAACAGTAATATTACCAAATGAAAATGTATTAATTAATGGTGTTTCTGCTACATCTAATGTTGGCTCACCTGTAATTGAATCAGGAGTTGTTGTTGCATTATCTGGAGTAGAAGCAACAGTATCTCAAGGTACAGCTATTGCTCCAAACGAAGATGTATCATTATCGGGTTTTGAAATAACTAGTTCTTTAGGAACACCTACAGTAACAGCAAATGCAGATGTTTTACCTACAGGAATACAAGCTACATTTAGTATTGGTTCTGTACAAGTAGATGACGTAGTTGGTTTAACAGGACTGTCAGCTACATCAAGTATTGGTTCTGTTACAGTAGAAGATCAGGTTGTAGGACTGACTGGTTTACAAGCAAATATTTCATTAACAAATCCATTTATTATCCATTATCAGGATGTTGACACAGGCTCAAATACATCATATAGTGGGGTTTCAACAGGTTCGAATACTTCCTATTCGAATGTTGCAAATGACTCAAATACAAGCTATACAGATGTAGCAGCATAGGAGAAAAAATTTTATGGCATCAACATATACACCTCTTGGTATAGAACTAATGGCAACTGGCGAAA